TTGGCGGTAATTTGATAGCAACTGGAATCAGCGGATTTGTCAGTGCTAATGGTAATATCGTGACAGCATTTGGTAGTTTTATTGGAACAGCAATGTCTGTGAGTGGTAACATTAACGCTGGCAACGTACTTGGCGGTAATTTGATAGCAACTGGAATCAGCGGATTTGTCAGTGCTAATGGTAATATCGTGACAGCATTTGGTAGTTTTATTGGAACAGCAATGTCTGTGAGTGGTATCGTGTCAGTAGGCGGTGCTAATACCGATATTGGCACAAGCACAGCCAATGCAACATACAATTTTGCTTCGGGCGCAACCGGACTTTCCGCAACCAAATTTGTCAACATTGGTACAAACGGCGGACTAGGCAGCAATACCAATGTCACCATTGGTACCAATGTCAGCGGTGGACCGGCCACTGTTACATTTGCTAATGGAACCACGGTTGCTATTGCCAATACCAGTGGTACAGCGTTGAGTGTAACAGGTAATATCACCGGTGGTAATTTGACTGTAACAGGTGGTCGTATAACTGCTGTTGGTAACGTGGTGGCTGCTGGATTCCAATACGCAAACGGCGTGGCTGTACAAGGATCAGGCGCACAAGGCACCACAGGTGCTCAAGGCACACAAGGCGTCACTGGAGCCCAAGGCACAACAGGTGCTCAAGGCACAACAGGTGCTCAAGGCACAAACGGAACACAAGGCACAACCGGCGCCCAAGGCACAACTGGCGGCACTGGTGCACAAGGTACTGCTGGAACAAATGGTGCACAAGGCACTGCAGGAACGAACGGAACACAAGGAACCACAGGAACACAAGGCGCTACAGGTGCTCAAGGCGCAACTGGCGCACAAGGTACTACCGGAGCACAAGGAGCAACTGGAACACAAGGCACCACTGGTGCACAGGGTACTACTGGTGCACAGGGTACAACCGGCACACAAGGCGCTACAGGCACAACAGGTAACACTGGTAGCCAAGGTACTGTGGGTGCTCAAGGAATACAAGGTGTTGTTGGTAATCAAGGCACAACAGGATCAACTGGTAGCCAAGGTACTGTGGGTGCTCAAGGAACACAAGGTGTTGTTGGTAATCAAGGAACTACTGGTACCACAGGCAATACTGGTGCACAAGGTACAACCGGCACACAAGGAACTACAGGTGCACAGGGTACTACTGGTGCACAGGGTACTACTGGGGCACAAGGAACAACAGGCACTACCGGCGCACAAGGAGCCACTGGACCAAGTACCGCAATTAACGCTACTGCGGTCTCTACTGGCACATTCTATCCGGTATTTGTTGCCTCTGCTGGATCAAATCAAACACCAAGCATACGAACCACAGCCACAGCGTTCAGCTTTAATGCCGCAACCAACGTGCTTACGGTCACAGCAACCACGGCACAGTACGCTGACTTGGCAGAATGTTATGCAGCCGATGAGGACTATGCTCCTGGCACTGTTGTGGTATTTGGTGGCACAAACGAAGTCACAATCAGTACTACCGCAAGCAATCCTGCTGTAGCTGGTGTGGTCAGTACCGAACCAGCTCACTTAATGAATGCTTTCCAATCTGGTAAAAACATAGTGGCAGTTGCGTTAGTTGGTCGTGTACCGTGTCAAGTTACTGGTAAGATCTCCAAAGGTGATCGTTTGGTAACTGGTGTGATTCCGGGTGTGGCTGTACGCCTAGATCCTGCCGCATATCAACCCGGTTGTCTAATTGGTAAAGCCTTGCAAGACTATGACAGCGAAACAGTTGGAGTAATCGAAGTAGCGGTAGGCCGAGCTTAAAAACGCACAGAAATATTTGTACTATCATTTAAACATCATAAATGATAGTACATGATAAATCTCGCACACGCAATCCAACAATCTGGACTGGTAAAATCTGTAATTGAGCAGGGCGGTAGCATACACCCCTTAATTATTCCAGCTGAACTCACAAACGGTACTGGGCTAATGAATCCCAGCATTTATCTGGACAACGACCAACTTGTGGTCAACATACGCCACGTAAATTACACTCTATATCATTCAGAAAATAAAAAATTCCAACACAGATATGGACCATTACAGTACCTGCACCCAGAAAATGACCGGAATTTACGCACCTGGAACTTTTATTGTACACTCAACGATGATCTTTCTCTAAATCAAATCACCACAGTGGACACCTCAAAACTAGATGTGCCGCCAATATGGGAGTTTGTTGGCCTAGAAGATGCTAGATTATTCCGTTGGGATAACAAAATGTACCTGTGCGGAGTGCGCAGAGACACTACCACAAACGGCCAAGGTCGTATGGAAATCAGTGAACTCAGTGTTAAAACCAATATTGTACGAGAAATCAAACGTACCAGAATTCCAGCACCGGGCGCTAATGCTACCTATTGCGAAAAGAACTGGATGCCTGTCATAGACCAGCCATTCCACTATGTCAAATGGTCAAATCCCACCGAAGTGGTACGATTTAATCCCGAAGATGGTACTACTGTAACAGTGCATCTCGACGAAACTAAATTTATATCAGGACAACCTGATTTTAGGGGCAGCAGTCAAGTTATACCCTACGGTGATTATTATTTGGCCCTAATACACGAAGTTGATCTGTTTAAAAGTGAAACTGGTCAAAAAGATGCCGCCTACAAGCATAGATTTTTGGTATGGGATCGATCGTGGAACATTGTGAAATTCACAGATGCTTTCAGTTTCATGAATGCCGATATTGAATTTTGTTGTGGGGCTACGTTCTTTCGAGATGATTTATTACTAAGTTTTGGATTCCAAGACAACTGTGCTTTTATTTTACGCATGCCCAAAATCATGCTTGCGGAATACCTAGGAGTTTGACATGCTGACCCAACGCTTACACGAATACATACAGGATTACAACTCAGCTGAGGCCAATTTTAATCTAGGTCGAGAATATGAGTTAGTTGGACAAACTGGTGCGGCCATAAGTTTTTATCTGCGCACAGCCGAACGATCACAAACTGATTTGGAACAATACGAAGCCCTGCTAAGAATGGCCTTGTGTTTTGAACGACAACGCACCAGAGACGACACTGAAAAAGTGCTGTTACAAAAAGCCATCAGCTTGTTGCCCAAAAGACCTGAGGCATATTTTTTATTGAGTCGCCTGCATGAAGTCAAAAAAGACTGGCACGATGCTTACACTGTGGCCAGCATTGGACTTAGTTCTTGCGAATTTGATCTGGCACCATTGGGCACAGATGTGCAATATCCAGGATACTATGGATTATTATTTGAAAAAGGTGTAGCAGCCTGGTGGGTAGGACAAACAGATCAAGCTCGAGAGATCATGCATGATCTCAAGTTCAGCTACCAGATGAACGAAATGTTTACAAATGCAGTCAACAGAAATCTTGCCAGCATTGGATGGCCCAATACCACATCACCTTACTCAGCTGGTATGCAATCTGTCGCTAGAATCCAATTTCCTGGTATTGACACTATTGAAAAAAATTACGCTCAAAGTTATCAAGACCTGTTTGTGTTATCAGCCACCAACGGCAAACGCAACGGTCGGTATTTGGAAATTGGCAGTGCCGAACCATTTAAAAACAACAACACAGCCTTGTTAGAAACTGGCTTTGGCTGGACTGGAGTCAGTCTTGACATCAATCAGGCTGTGGTCACGGACTTTATGGACAAAAGAAGCAATCTAGTGTTCTGTCTTGATGCAACCAAGGTTGATTATGGCAAATTTTTAAACACACTGGGATTCAGTGGCGATCTTGATTACTTACAAATTGATTGCGATCCACCAACTTACTCGTTGCAAATACTCAAACGCATTCCTTTTGACCAATATAGGTTTGCCACCATTACCTTTGAGCACGATTACTATGTAGATCCTGGTATTAGAGATCAAGCACGAGAATATCTCGTATCAAAAGGCTATGTATTGGTCGCCGGTGATGTGGCCTACAATCACACACACAGTTATGAAGATTGGTGGATACATCCTGAATTAGTCAGTGCAGACGTACAGGCTCGGTTGATAGACAGTACAGAAGGATTGAAATTTGCTGGAGATTACCTGTTTCCTTCTACTGCCAAATCAGTTGAACTGCCTGTGGTTGAAGTGGTCAAACAAAATAGGATTGTGGCAAGATCCACATCTGATTTAATCAACACCGATTACAGAAAAGGAATCTGGGTTGTAGATAATTTTTATCGTGACCCTGATGCCATAAGAGCTTTTGCATTAAAACAAGAATACGAACCCAGCGGTCCTGGCAAGCCTTACATAGGCAGTAGGACCTATAAACAATTTTTATTTCCTGGACTCAAAGAAGAGTTTGAGTATATCATGGGAGAAAAAATTACCTCTTGGGAGTCGCATGGCATGAATGGTCGATTCCAGTTCAATATTGAAGGTGAGCCGTTAGTTTACCACGCAGACACACAAAAATGGGCGGCCATGTTGTATCTTACACCAGGAGCTCCACACGAAACCGGAACCATGACCCATGCACTCAAAGGCACAGACATACGGCATCGCAGTGACCCTGAGTTTGGTCGTTGCTTTAGGCCTGGATCAAGAAATCTTGACAAAACTCCATTTGAAGATGTAGACGTCATTGGTAACGTGTACAATCGTTTGTTTATATTCAACGCCGGTTACCTACACAGTGCCTGTGCTTACTTTGGCTGGACACAAGAAAATTCTCGTTTATGGCAAATGTTCTTTTTTGATTAAATACTAAAAAGGTAAACAAATGGATGCACGATATCGCATAGATTATCCAGGTGAGTTTGTGATAACACACACTCGTTGGGCAGGTGGCAAAAAAGACGAAACACGCGAATGGATTGCCAATCCTATCGAAAATCATCACATCAGCGGGCGTGCTGCCTGTATAGGACATACCTCAGAAAAACAGTATTTTGATTATACAAGATTACAAAATCACCGCGGTGGATTACTCGGGTCAAAAAAATTACAGACATATGGTGTGGGCGACATTGCCCAAGAAATGCGACTGGATTTTGTTATCGAAACACGGCGAGAGCAATTGGCAGAGTTGATCAAATCTGGTTATACTGAAAAAAATATTGTGTATACTGATGCTAGAAACTGTATCGCCAATCCTGGAGAATTTTATCTAGTTCCTCACAAGCCCAAACTGCTTGACCTGGTCATGCTAATGTATCTAGCAGCCTTTGACGGGCACAAAGAAATATTCATGCTGGGCTATCATCGAGATACTGATGCAGGCAATACAGGTTGGATCAATCAGGTCTGCGATGTAATGCGGGCCTATTCTGGAACACAGTTTGTCTTTGCCGGGGTGCCCACAAACATGCCCGATACCTGGCTAGATTTACCCAATGCTCGTGCTCTTGACTACAGAGATTTTATAGGCTACTGCGACATTTGAATCTGAGTTTCCATGACATGAATCTTGTCTTGAACAGCATCAAAATTCACAGTGCTCCACAAACCTGGATGTAATGGTTTGGGCCAACGTCCTGATGCGATCCAGGCCCATCCCACATGTTCATCATTTAACACAGGTATAAATTCTGATGCCACACTACAAAAAAATGTATGGTAAGCAAAACCTTCATCAGCAGTGGTAAATTTTTCCAAAGGAACCAATTTCAAATATTCAGGCATGCTACCTAATTCTTCGGTGCATTCTCTTGTGATGGCCTGCATGAGAGTCTCACCTGATTCAACCCGACCCCCTGGCAATCCCCAAGTGTCTGGGTGTTTGTGATCGTTACGCATGAGATACAGGTACGTGTTGGTTTGTACGCTGTAAAACCAAATGCCCACTGCGTTTACAATACCAAGGTCCATAGGCCTCCCTTGTATAAGCCTTGATAGCTCTTGACCCAGGCGTCGCCGGTCCAACGATATTGCAATTCTGTAGTTATGTTAGTGACATATTGATTGTTGTTGGGACTAGTGGTACTGTCAAAGGCAACTACCCAACGACTTCCATCATATTCCACAATGTCATTGGCCTGGGCCACCATAGGTTGCCCAACCGTGCCTTCCCACGCAGTGGCATTGGTTCCGTTCCACGTTCCTGTACTTTCGGTTAGCAAATATCTTGTGCCTTCGGTTGCGTCAGGGAGTCCGGCCCCAGGACCACTTAATAACGGATTAATTACAGCGTCAACTGGTGATAAAGTGTTGCCAGGAACAGTGTCTTCATTTACATTAAACAATAAAAATCTATCATCACTGGGATCAAAAGTCACAGTGCCAATTACATCAGTGCCATCTGGTTGTTCTAGACTTATGTAGCTGATGCCCGGCCTTAATGTACCGTACATACCAACCACAGCAGACCACATGAGGTTGCTGTTGGGGCTGTCTGGGGCAGTTAAACTTGCATTGGATTGATCAACCACCTCGGGCTCACGTAGAACCTGGAGTGTGTTATTGATCAATACCACCTGATAGTTAAACGGAGTAAAGGCCTGTCTGGTTCCTAGCAACAAATCGTTGTCGGTGATAGCAAGACTGGCATCACCGTTGGCATCATATATACTGGCCACAATACGTTCAACCACACCCAGCTTCTTAACCTTGGCTGGACTGGATATCCACATGGGTAATTTAAATGTTAAGGTAGCTATGTCAATGGGATTTTCTGTACCTACTGGAATACTGCGACTTGACCAAGTGACATCTTCAAGATACACTGTGGTCAAACTGGTCCAGTCTATGTAATTGTCAGTACTTTGTAATTCCAGACTGGGATTGAACAGGACCAAGATCTGTTCTAACAACTGCATTTTTTGATTGGTATTACTGGTCCACATATCTAATTTTAAAGTCAGTTCAAACGGCACTGGCATGAGTCGATCTATCGTGAACGCATTGCCTTGTGTGGTTTCGTAGGTGTCAGTCATGCTATCATAAGTTCTTTGTCGCACTTGAATAGTGCTAACAAAGTTGGGTTCCTGAATCATGGCACGATTGTACTTGAGATCAGTGATGTAAAAAGTCATTAAGGGAGTGCTGGGCAACTCGTTGGCCGAATTTTGCTGTATAATAGTCTGTGCTTGACGACTACTATCACCATAGCGAACCGGAACACGGACTAGTGTGTCGTTTTTACCTTCTTCGTTGCGACCATATTCGACCTGAAAGTTACTAAAGATTCTAGCAAACTGCAACAAGAAACGACGTATTTGTTCGTCATAAAAGAACTGAGTAACTGCCATAATTAGTGTCCTGGTGGTCTTGGATTTGGTGGTAAGTCACCGCCTTGATCACCATTGTCGGCCAGGGGTTTTAGTATCTGGCTAAGACTTTGACGACTTGGTATATTGCCCATATCAGTGGTGCTCACAGTGTATGTATTGTTCACAAAGCTGTTGCGTTGAGTTTCTGAGGCTGGAGCAAGATCAAGATCAGTACGCACTGCTGATTCGATACTGACCCAACGTCCGCCATCGTAGCGGAACAATCTATTAGGGAAATAATCCAAGCGTAAGGCATAGGTACCAATTACTGGATTGGGCGGAAAGCTCACACCCGGAACGACCGGTAATCCATTTGGTGGCAATAAAAATCCGGTCTCAGGATCGTATCCGCCGGTCAAGTAACCCAGCGTATAACCGTAACCAGTTGGGCTAGTACCTTCGCCGGCCTGTGTGCTACTGGACGATACAGATCCATCACTGGCCACAATGCCAGCACTGGCTGGAGCACCCAGCGGAGTAGTCGGCAAGATATAAAATTTTGTAGTATCGTATCCACTGAGCGGCACATCCGAATAGGCTTGTGCCAGCAAGGCATCGTTGATCTGTAAATCTCGAGGTCTAGTGCTCATACGATCACCCACTGTGGCAGGATCGGGAATAGGAGTCCAGTATGTGGTATCGGTTATGGGTGTTCCAGGTGGAACATTGCCCTTGCTGATATAGTAATTGTTGCCATCTAGCACAGTGAATCCACCTGGGTAAAAATTTCCAGGATCCCATATATTATCAGGCATAAAAGGTTTGTTAACAATTTGTTGAAACTCTTGAGCATTGACCATAGGAGTTTCCTTCACACGCCAAATGTGTGGCAACCAGGTCTGGCTGAATCCTTCGGTGGCATAGGAAGCATCTTGTATCACATAGTATTTGGGTAGCGGTAAGGGTATGGTTGGATCTAAGGGATAGTAATCTTTGAGGTTGGGTAGTTCTAGCACATCACCCGACATGAGTTTACGACCAAACGCATCTATCATGTAGTTGTAATGGAATGTGATAAACAAGGTATCATTGTTTAGGAACAGGCCAAATTGTGTGAGATCAAAATCAATGTCCTGCTGGCGATAAACACCACGCATGATGTACACATCAGGATCATAAGCTCTATCTCTGTTTTCCAATAGCAGTAGGTCTTCGATGTACAATGGATTTAAACTGTCATAAACCGGTAATGTAGCATCGTTGTTGCCAGGATTTGGCGAAGTATCCACAATTGGTCCCATGTACTTGTGTATATAGACATCGACTCCCCCAACGGTATACATTTCTTTAATAGTGCGATCAAAGAATTGATAATCAGCGGTGCGGTTGGGCCTGTATAAACTTAATCTTGGCATAGTCAAGTATTTACCGCAAAGTTAGACCAAAAATTCAAAACAGGATAAAATACTATATGCAAGATCTTTTAGAACGAGTAGCTCAAGCCAAACGCCAAATTGCCACAGTGAGAAGTCGGGTGGCCCGCAAAGATCTGATCAAAATGCTCAAACCCATTGATTCCGCACTGAATCGCCTGAACAAAGAAAGTGTGGAATGCCGTCGTTTGCATAGACCCACGGCCCGCTATCAACTGCTGGAGCAAGAAACCCAAGATTTAGTAAAACACTTGGAAAAATACCTGATATTTGCCTGTTTGCTAGGTGGTTGACTATGAATCGATTGGATGCTATAATTAACAATCATGATATCGAGGACACGTAATGGTCAAAACTAAAAAAACTACCCCGGAAGTTAAACTGCTAAATCCACGAAGCGCCGATATAAAATACACTGGCTCAGAACCTGCGTGGCGATTGGTCTTAACTGATGGAGACCGAACCAGTGCCATGTTAAAAGCCTTTGCTTGGTACAACTACCACTACGGTAAAAAAGATGCCAAGGACATGATAGCCCATTGGCTTGAACACCACGACAGACACCGAGACGCTAAATTGATAAGAGGTATTCCTGACAGTCAGATCCGTAGCACCACGGCCTGGGTGTGCCGCATGAACTTGATTGGCCTGGCCCTAAGCGATCACGAACTCAGTGTGATCGACAGCCAGATCGCTGACATGATGCGGATCAAACAAGAAGTGGTTCGAGTTGTATCTGAAGCAGAAACCACACAGGCTCGATTGACCATACAAGATCACCTACGTGAGCGCATGAGCGAATGTGCCGGCGAACTAGAAGGCATGTTTGATGAGTTTATAAAACAGGGCGCAAAAATGTCAGCTGACTGGAAGCCTATAGCACAGATACGTGGCATGAATGTGGCACCACAGATGATTGGTACTATTTCCACAATCTGGAAACAACGTCTGGCCGAATTTGAAGAAACAGTGGAAGGACGTGATGGCGATCTAGTGGAAGCATACGGTCATTTAAGCAAGATACAGTTGCGTAATTGCATAAAGTTTTGTGAAACTGTGATCAATGACTGTGCCAGTTATGTGCAGATCAAAAAAGTAGAACGCAAGCCACGTGCCAAACGAGCTGTCAGTCCAGAAAAGTTATCCAGTAGATTTAAGTATCTTAAAGAGTTTGCAGAACTCAACTTGACATCAGCCAGTCCAGCCACCCTGGTCAATGCATCAGAAGCCTGGTTGTACGATACCAAAAAACGCAAGCTGATCCATGTGTTAGCCGACAGTCATATAGGCTCGTTCACTGTGAAGGGAACCAGCATTGTGGCCTTTGATACTGCCAACAGTTCGCAAAAAACTCTACGCCGACCAGCCGAACAGATTCGATCTGTAACATCAGTTGGAAAACCCGCAGCGCGGAAAGCGTACAAAGATATCAAGAGTACAGAAATACGGTTCAATGGACGCGGCAACGAACACTTGATCATACTCAAGGCCTGGTAAACACAACACTATAAATAGTAGATGCATAAGTTTACTAATAAAATTGAATTTTATATCACCAATGTATGTAATTTAACCTGCAAGAACTGCAATCGTTTTAATAATCACAATTTTAAAGGCTGGCAACGCTGGGCCGATTATGAAACAATTTATGCTCAATGGGCCGGTTTAGTTGACATACCTGCTATTGTAATACTTGGCGGCGAGCCGCTACTTAATCCTACGGTAGTAGAATGGGTTCACGGACTTAACCGTATATTCAAATGTGATGTAGAAGTATTAACCAATGGAACTAGATTAACTAAAACACCCGGGTTGTATGAAGCAATGCAAACAAGGTCACCAAGAAATAACGCACAAAATCACATAGGTATAAGTTTGCATAGACTTGACGATTGGGACGAAATTAAAAGTGAAATCCAGGAATTCCTTTTGGGCCCTATTACAGAATACGGACCTCTTGTTAATTTTCCTCGTAGTCGCTGGGGTAGTGATTATACAGCCGTTGATGTTAATGGAGTAACGATAAATGTTGCTGTAAGTGATCATTTTGGTCAGTCAGCAGTAATACCAGTCAGCAATAAATTTATGTTGCATAATAATACACCGGAAGCAGCGCATCGTGCCTGCGGTTTTGCTCAATATAAATGTTATCATATGATTCGGGGAAAGTTTTATAAATGTGGCCCTGTTGCATTATTTCCAGAATTTGATCTGCAACATTCATTTGATATTCAAAGTGATGATCGGGCGTTGATTAATCTATACCAACCCTTGACAATAGATAATTTTGCCGAGTTTAACCAAGAATTTTTTGAAAAACTAGACAATCCAATTCCTCAATGTAAATTTTGCCCAAGCTCAAATGTTGCAGAAAAAATATATCCTGTGCGTAAAGGAACATTGATCTAATATGGCACAAGTATTGTTAACCTTGGGCGACAGTTGGCCAGCCGGCGGCGAACTTAAATTTAATCTTGGAGAAGTTCCATACGGCAATTTAATCCAGACCACTATGGGGTTTGATAAGTTACATAATTATGGCTCAGGTGGTGCCAGTAACGAAGATATGTTGTATCAATTACAACGGTTCATTGCCGAGTCTTGGACACCCGAGGATGACATTACTGTAATATGTTTTCTAACTAACCCTGCAAGGTCAACACATTGGCCTAGATTTGGAACATGGAACGAACACGATCGTAAATGGAAACATTGGCCTACAGATGCCAAAGAATGGGCCAGGGAATTGTTCACGCACTTTCACCGCACCGAACATGAGGTTATGCGTTCTTCGGCAACTATAACCACATTACAAACCTGGTGCAAAAATCACGGATTTGCTGACTATTATTTTGCCGGGTGGGTTAGATACCCAACATGGTTGCCTGGAGTTAATACTGATAAAATTTGGGACAAAGGCAACCAAACAGCTGCAGATTGGTTTGGCGCAACAGACCATAATGGTGAGCATTTATTAAATGTTGGTGAAAATCAATATATACAACCTAATGTTGCACACCCAAACCAATCGGGGCACCAACTTATTGCTGATAAACTAATCAAGTGGATTCAATCAACACAATAAATACAACTAATCGGAATCTCATATATGGCCTTAGAAAATCAATCCACTGTAGAAACACTGAAGCAAGACCTAATTAAGTATGTGCAATATCAGCTGGGCAGTCAGATCATTGATCTTGAACTGGATGCCGAGCACTATGAAGCCGCTTATAGAAACACAGTGGGTACCTATCGTCAACGGGCACAAAATGCCTATGAAGAAAGTTACACTTTCATGGAGTTGGTTACCAATGTCAATATCTATGAATTGCCACAGGAAGTTTACAGTGTGCGTCAAATCTTCCGTAGAACATTTGGTGACTCAACAGGCCCGTTTGCTAGTAATTTTGATCCATTTAGCCAGGCCAGTTTGAATGTTTATCTCATGAATTTCAACGTGGCAGGCGGACTGGCCACTTATGATTTTTACAGCCAATATGTAGAATTGGCCGGACGCATGTTTGGTGCCTACATGAACTACACGTTCAATCCTGTGACCAAAAAACTACAACTGATCCGTGATCCCAAAGGCACTGGCGAAGCTGTACTATTGTGGACTTACAACTACAAGCCTGAATTCAACATGCTGAGTGATCCCTTGATCAGTCAATGGATGCGTAACTACATGGTGGGAAACTGCAAGTTGATCATTGGTGAAGCACGTGAAAAGTTTGGAACCATTGCAGGACCACAAGGCGGCGGAACGCTAAACGGCACAGCCATGAAGGCTGAAGGACTTGCTATAATGGAAAAAGGCGTTGAAGATCTCAAGAACTATGTGGACGGCAGCCAGCCCTTGTCGTGGGTCATAGGCTAACCTTTTTACAACACTGATACTAAAATTTCTGTTATACTAGCAGTATGGCAGACTTAATGATAGACCTGGAAGGATTGGGCACTGGCCCAGATACCACAATACTAACCATTGCCGCACAGGCATTTGATCCATTAGGGTCGGGTTACCTTGAGCAAAAATATTACGCTAGGATTACCCTAGAAAGCCAAGAAAATCGTAGCATACAACAAAGCACCATAGACTGGTGGGCCACCCAGCCCGCAGCCGCTAGAGATGAAGCCTTTTGCGAAGAAGGACGTATTGATCTAGATCAAGCACTTGATAGCTTGGGTAAGTTAATCTGGCACAGCAAACGTATCTGGGCTCAAGGTCCCACGTATGACATGAATATCCTGGAGCATGCCTACAAGAGCTATGGTAAACCTATACCCTGGCAATTTTATGCAGTACGAGACAGCCGCACAGTATTCAGCTTATGGCCTGACCTGCCTAAACCGCCTACTAGTCACCATGCTCTAGAAGACTGCCGTAGGCAAATTGCGTTAGTACAAACAACTTTAAAACATTTCAACATAAAGGAATTGGCATGATCATTGGAGTATGCGGCCTAATAGGGGCTGGCAAAGATACCATAGCAGATTATCTAGTAAACATACATGAGTTCAAACGTGAAAGTTTTGCTAATACCCTTAAAGATGCTGTGGCACATGTGTTCGGTTGGGACCGAGACCTACTAGAAGGGCGTACTCGACAAAGTCGTGCCTGGAGAGAACAACCGGATCAGTGGTGGAGCGATCGTTTGGGTATGGCAATAACACCAAGATGGGTGCTACAGTACTGGGGCACCGAAGTTGCCCGACGTAACTTCCATGATGATATCTGGATCGCCAGCTTGGAAAACAAATTGCGTACCATAACCGATGATGTGGTCATAAGCGATTGCCGTTTCCCTAACGAAATTGCCGCTATCAAATCAGCTGGTGGGCGTGTGATCCGTGTTTGTCGTGGACCCGATCCAGACTGGTACCCATTTGCTCTAGCCGTCAACCAAGGCGAAAAAAATATTACCTGGAGTTGGGCCAAGGTGCAACTGGAAAAATTCAATATCCACGCCAGCGAAACTGCCTGGATTGGCACTGAATTTGATGCTGTAATTGAAAACAATGCTAGCCTAGACACTCTCTATCAACAGATTAACGGTCTGGTTCTAGATCTCCCGCCCGCCACGGCAAGTTAGATCGAGCAACTTCTATCACACAATTTTGACAGATTGTTTTTAGATTACGAACACTAACATTGTTCATGTCACCATCGCCATGATAGACCAGTAACTGTGCCGCATACTTGGCCTTGAACCCACAACGATCGCAGGTGGGTTTTTTCTTGTAACCTGCAGTTTGCCATCTAGCAACCGGTGGCTTGACCCGCTGATTTTTCTTGATACAAGATTCACACCGACTGCGATAGTACGCCTGCTCGCTTCGATAGTAGTTTACGGCACAAAATCTCTGTTTACAAACTGGGCACATGGGTCTTGACATCTTGTATTTACATCAAACCTTTCCAAAGGGAACGCAACTGCCGGTCTTTTTGTCATTAGCCATAAATATCTATACTAGAAAAAAAGGATTTTAATATGGCCTTAGTATCCCCAGGTGTACAAGTTAGCATAATTGACCAGAGCAATTATATTCCCGGCGCTACCAATTCGGTACCGTTTAT